ATGCCCATTGCTGAAATGATCGCCGCCATCGGAGTCGATGGGCGACAGCTGACTATTGCAGGACAAGTGGCTGGCTTGGTGAGCGCTGTGTTGCTGTTCTTCTGGGGGAGTGCTGGATGGAAGATCACGAAGGAGGGGTACGTCAGTAGTCCCGGTGTCGCTTTGCCATTGGACCACCCTCGTAGAAAGCGCGCGGTCTTCTGGTTTAAGGTGCGCTACCTCGTGATGAGCAAGGTCGCGTTGATCTTGTTGTTTGCTTCTTTCCTCCTTCAGCTTTTGGCACTGTGGGCGCCTGCTTCGTAGCCCTGTGGATTCGCCTTGGCGCTCATAGGGCTGAGTCTGTGCGGCGGTGAGCGGCTGGTCAGCCATGGGCTGCCTCCGTCCGTGGCGATGGCGTGGCAGAATGCCGGCCAGTTCGGAGTCGGATCAGAGAATGAGCGTGTTGGATGGGGTTACTCAGTGCTGGTGGTTGAGCAAAACCTGCGCGATTGATTGGACGGCCTGGTCGGCCGTAGCAACAGGCGCTGCGGTCGTTGTCGCTTTGCTTGTGGGCGCGCTTCCCATTCGGCTTGCGCGCGATGCGCGCAGGACGCAGATGAGACTGCTGGCGAAGGTGGTGGTGGATGATCTCTATATTCAGGAAGTCCACCTTCGTGCGGCCATGCTTATACCTGCCGCCAACGTCGAGTCTGTGGATAGTTGGGAGTACGCAGAATGTGCGAGGTGTTCGTCGATGGTCTCGCCGCAAACCGTTGCAGACCTGATTCCTTACAGTGAATTCCTGCCTAAAGATGTCGAGGCGGCACTGGCTCGATGTATTGCGATGCTCGCGGCTGCTCGGCAAAGACGCGTATTCGTCGTACCAATTCAGCCTGGTGAGACGTGCAACTTGGGAGGCGAAATAGACTGGTACAAGGCAGTCTGTGTGAGCCTTTTTGCATTGCGTGTGGAGCTCTCGACTTGGCTCAATGTCGAACTGGAGGATGCGTCTGAGAATGCGTTGCTGCTTGGCATGGCCCTGATGGGAAATGCGGGAGTGGAAAGAGATAAGTGGCACAGAGCGCAAACCACTGCGTAGTCTCTGATTTCTCATACTTGCTTCTCCAGTAGGAAGTTGGTGTCGATGTGCCAGCCGGCCTCGCGGGCCCCGAGTAGGCGCAGTTCGTTGGTGTCGAATTCGTCCAGGCCGAGCATCTCCGCGGCCAACTCAATGTGCTGCGGGGAAATTGGCCGGTCGCGATAGAACAGGTCATAGACGTTGTGCTTCGAACAGCCCCAGGCGTCGGCCAGGTCCTGCATGCGCTTGCCTTCCTCAAGCAGATGGCGCTTCAGGTGCGAGCGCACGCTGTCGATCGAGCGGGGGATGCGAATCGGACGGCCGCCGGCGGCCATGCCGTTGTTCGCGTGCTGGTCTCGGATAGGGGTGATCTCAGCCATGGTTCTCTCCAGTCAGTTCGGCACGCAGCTGCTCAACGCGCGTGCGCCAGTAGTCGATGGTTCTGTCGCTGCTGCTGCGTAGCGTTTCGTGGTGCCCGAGGGCAGTTGCGGCCGTTACCAGGTCAGCGACCAGGCCGGGCCGGGTGGTGCTGGTGCTGCCGCCGGCGCGCAGTTCGGCCACCTCGGCCTGCAGCTGCTCGATGCGTTCGTTGGCCTGGGCCAGCCACTGCCGATAGGCGTCCTTCGTTGGCTGCCGCATCCGGGCCGGAATGCCCGGATCCTCCCGCGCCGGCACCAGCACCAGGCCGGTCATCCCCGGGCCTCGCGCCGGGCTTCGGCCAAGATTTCGCGCAGGTCGTCCTGCACCTTGCGGTCCTCGCCCTGAGCGACGGCGGCGGCCAGGGCGCGCTCCAACGCGTAGACCCGGTCGTTCGAATGGATGTGGTTCATGGCAGAATTGATTCAAACAGGGAGGTTTTATGGGTGATTTTTTGTGGTGGACGTTCGTCCGTTGCTGGCCGCTAGGCGCAAAGTGCGAAGTGAACTGGGATGCCTGGGCTGCTGTCGGAACGTGTGCCGCGGTTGTAGTAGCGCTCTGTGGACCTGCGGTTAGCCGCGCGCTTGTGAGAAAGAAGGCAGATGCGCTTTTCGCTATGGCGTACAGAAAAGACTTGATATCTGCCTTGGTCAAGCTGAACACGATCGCGGAGGAGTACCCTTTCCACGACACGAACGTTTCGTGGGCCGTTGAATCCATGCTTGAGCAAGAGGGGAAAGTGCGTAAGCGATTCCTCGTTCTGAGCCGGGCGCTTAGTGCCTTGACCAGCCGAGAAGTGGATCTCACCAAGTGGCCAGCTGTAGACCTGAATTTGGCTGCCAAAGTGGTTATCGCCATTGAGACAACCAAGCAGTTTCAGTTGGGTGCTGAGCATTTCGCTCACCCACCTGCCGACAGAGACTGGAACAGAATGACCAGCACCGTTGGACGCGCTCTCTTGGACGCGCTGCTGGACGTGAAGGCAGCAAATGATGCAGCTGCCACCGCTGAGAGGAAGATCAAGAAGAGCTCTGATGAGTCGCGCGAGGGGAGTGTCGACTGATTCACGCGGCCACTCCCATCGCAACCAGGTCGATGTAGTCCACCTTGTCGCGCAGGTAGCGGCAAGGTGGAGGTGTTCGAGGATCACCGCACGGCCCTCATGGGCAAAGAAGGTCTCCGCGTGCATGTGCAGCGCACGACGCTGGTCGCGGCGGTACAGGCGCCAGGTGATGGTGCTGCCGTCGGCGGTCGGGAACCGGCCCCAGGCGAATCCCAGCGTCTCCTTGGGCTCGCGGCGGGCGATGTGTCGGCTCATGCCTGCGTTGCCTTCTTCGCACTGCGGCGACCGTCGCCGCATTCAACCACCTGCCTGCGGCTGATCGTGCTCTTGTCGATGCCGCTTGTGCCCAGGATTTCGACCTTGCCGCCGCCGGCTTCGAAGCGCGCCATGTCGCTCGCCAGCTTCTGCCGGGCCTGGTCCTTCTCGCGGTCGGTCGCGCCCCTGAAGACGGGCTTCACGTGGATGCTGGTCATGCTGCGGCTCCTTCGTAGACCCAGCGGCGCACGGTCCCGAACGGGACACCCAGCGCGGCGCTGATCTGGTTGACGGTGTTGCCGCTGGCCCGGAGCTGCCGGGCGCGGCGTTTAGTGGTGGCCGGCCAGTACCGGGCATGACGCTGGCGCGGTACCGGCATCCCTTGGCAGCGGGCCATGTCCTGGACCGCGCGGGGCGAGCGCCCGAGGGCAGCCGCAACGGTCATTGCGTGGCGGCCCTCCATCTGGCGCAGGGCCCGCAGTTCGCTGGTGCGCCAGAACTCCATCACGCGGCCTGCGCGTGGGTGTCGGGCAGCGGCTGCTGCAGGTGTCGGATCATCGCGCCGCGCATGGCATCGATCTGGCTGGCGTCGTACAGCTTCGAACCGCGCTCGGTGGCAATCGGTTCGAAGCCCAGCTGGCGCAGGCCTTCGGCGTCGATTTTCAGCGGTGCAATCAGGTCTACGACCTGACCCAGCTTGATCTTGACGACCTCGCGCGGCGCGGCGCTCGGTGCCGGGGCGCTGACCACTGCGGTCGGAGCGGTGCGCACTGCTGCCGCTGCCGGCGGGGCTGCCACAGGTTCGGGCTGCTGCACGGTAGCTGCCGCCTTCTGTGCACGGGCTTCATCCTCCTTTCGGATCTGCTCGCGATGGGCGTCCAGGCGGGCCTGCTCCGCCTGCTGGTGCTCGGAGATGCGCGCCGCCACCAGGTTGCGCAGATCTTCCGGCGCCTTGCTGGCGCACAACTGCACGCGGTCAGCGAACAGGGTGGCGTAGTCCGGGTGCTCGGCGAGGATGGCGATGTTGGCGCGGATGCGGTCGGCCGCCTGGCTGGCGGTGATCTTGGCGTTGGTCGCTACCACGTCGACCGCATCCTGCATGCTGGAGAAGGAGCGCTTGCCCTTGATGGCAGCCTGCAGATCCGCGACCAGCGTGGCCGGCATCGGAACGGCATGCGCGCCCAGCGTTTCGTTGATTCCCTGAATGTGGTCGATCACCGCGCGACGAGCGGCGTTGCCGATCTCGGTTCGGCGCTCCTCCTTCCGCTTCGCCACCAGCTTGTCCAGCTCCAGGCGAATCTTGCGCGTCTCGGCGGCCACGTCGTCCATCGTGCGGAACACCGCATCGATGTCGGCCGTCTGGCCCAGCACCTGCTGCTTCGTCGCCTCGATCCGTTCCTCGACGCCCTTGCACCACGTCACGGTCTTCTCGGCGTTGGCAAAGTCCTCATCGGACTGGAGTTCCCGGTTGATCGCGCTCAGGACCGCCAGCGCGTTCTCCTTGAACTCGGCCAAGTTGGAGGCGGTGACCATGCCCGTTACCTGGATGCTCAGCGCGGGCAGGGTTTCCGGCGCACGGCCGACGGGTACACCGGGACGACTACTGCAGCAAGGAAGCCTGCGGCGCGCCCGGGATCTCGGAGTTGATCGTTGCGAAGAACCGCCAGGGCGAGACCGGCACCCGCTACCTGCAGCACCGCCTGCAATGCAGCGCCTTCGATGACTACACCGGCCCTCGGCCGAACTACACCCTGAAGGGCACATCCACCGTCGGCAGTAGCGATGACGACTTCGACGTGCCGGCTTCGGGCCGACGCCGCCGTAGCCGGCGCGACCTTGCTGCAGGAGACGACGCATGACCGTGATGACACCAGCTGCGCGGAAGATCCGCACGAAGCGCGCGCGCCGACCGATCTACATGGTCGTGACCAAGCTGATCGATCCGGCCACTGGTGAACCTGTTGGCGCCTTGGTGCCGGCTCATGAGGTCGACCAGCGCCTGATGCGCGAGCGCAAGTTCAAGGTGGGCCGCGAAGTCCGCGCAGAACTGAAGCAGCCGCGTGAGGGTTGGCAGCACCGCCTGGTGCACAGGATTGGCCAGCTGATGGTCGACAACGTGGAGGGGTGGGAGCAGCTCGGCAGCCACGACGCGGTGAAGCGCTTACAGCGCGAGTCAGGCACCTGCTGCGAGGAAATGGAGATCGACGTCCCCGGCGTCGGCCGCCTGATGGTCAAGCAAGCGGAGAGCCTGTCCTTCGACGAAATGGAACAGGACCGATTCCAAGTCCTGTTCGATGGGATCACTGAGCACATCGGCCAGCGCTACACCCATGTGATGCTAGACGACGTGCGCGCCGAGTTCTGGAACATGGCCGGGCAGAACAGGAGGGTGACGTAATGCAGGCACTTTTAGCCTTGGGACGCTTCTTCCTTCCTAGCCTGAACCTGTGCGGGGAGGGTAAAGGTGTAGATCAGGAAAAGCCGAGTGAATTCTTTGAGTTGCTCGATCTCTTCGCGAGAAAGCTCTTCGTCATCATGCGCGCCCTGATTGCCGTCAAGGCGAATGAGGTGCGCCCACTCTTTAAGGTCCGACGTCAACCTGCCGTTGTCTGCGAGAAGATCAATGCGCTTGGCCAGTGGCTTCCCTGTGGTGGAGGGATCAAGTTCTCGAGTGGCCACATCGATGGCTTTGCGGAACATGGAAGCGGCAGCATCGGAATTACCTCGTTCGGCGTTATCAAGGCCTTGGACGAATGGGCGCCGTACCGCGGCCGAAACGTGATCGGGGGCATCGAGCGACTCTTTGACAGGGTATGTATCAGTGACTATGACGTTGGAGTTCTTCGCAGTCTGATCGAAGTCTCCTGTGCCGCTCGACATAACCCATTGCATGCCGTTACTGGGAGTAATCGCGCGCACACAGAGGATTTCATTGCATCTGTTGCAGGAAAACACCGCGGTGCTCTTGTTTTGACCAGTGGCAACGACTCCGATAGGTCGCATGGCGACCGACGGCGCTTTGCAATGCGGGCAATGTCGAACAAGTGTGATGGCCATATCCAGTCCATGGTTGCCCAAGAGCGGGCGCTTCGGTGGGAATCATGAAGCGCGGCCGCTTTACCGGCAAGCCGACCTTAGCCCAGCAGCAGCGTATGGATGCTATCGCCGAGATCGGCTGCATCGTGGCCCACAGCCTGGGCATCGACTTGTACGACAGGCCTATCCCGGCCGAAGTGCACCACCTGACGGTCGGCGGTAAGCACGGCGCCAACCGCCGTGGCCACGATTTTACCATCGGCCTGAATCCATGGTCCCACCGCGGCGAACCGTTCGGTGGCATGTCCGCTGCTCGGTGTGAGGAACTGTTCGGGCCGTCTTACGCCCGCCAGCCCCACAAGTTCCGGCAGGAGGTCGGCAGCGATGACTACCTGCTGGACCTGCAGAACACCCTGATCGAAAAGCACCTGGAGAAGACCTCATGGCGACCGGCCGTCTGACCTTTGGCATTGACCCTGGCCTTTCGGGCGCAGTGGCCACCCTGATCGACGGCGTGCCCGGTCCGATCCTGGACATGCCCACCCGCGAGGTGGACGGCTGGAAGGAGGTCGACGCCCGCGCGGTGGCGACCTTCATCCGTGCCCAGCGAGAGGCCCATCCGGGTGCCGACCTGCAGGCAGCCTTGGAGAAGGTCGGTGCACGGCCCGGTGATGGCGGTACCAGCGCATTCCGCTTCGGCGACAGCTACGGCCAGGCCCGCGCAGTGCTGCAGGTGATGGGCGTGCCCTACCTGCGTGCCATCCCGGCAGTCTGGAAGCGCCGATTTGGGCTGATCGGCCAGGACAAGGACGCCGCCCGGCTGCTGGCGATCCAGCGGTTCCCGGCCGCCGCGTTCCAGCTGCAGCGAAAGAAGGACAACGGTCGGGCCGACGCGCTGCTGATCGCCCTCTGGGCCGAGCACCAGCTGGCCATGGGCCAGGCGGCCGCATGATCGGCGCCGAGCTGCGCATGCAGAAGCGCTACCGGTCCTACGTGCAGAAACACGGCCGCTGCTCCATCTGCCAGTTCCGGGCCACCGGCGCTGCAGGGTTCCACTGCAAGGGCTGGCCCGACCGGGCCGGCACCTGCGACACCGACAGCAAGCTGCCGGTTTTCCGATTCGATGACGCCGTACTGGAGGGCATGCGCGATGCGCAACACTGATCCGCTGACCGAAGAACTGCGGCGCTGGGGCCACGCCCAGGTGAATCGATTTGCGCTGAGCCGCGCCGACAGGAGCGTGCATGTCCTGGACAAGGTTCGCGACCACGCCCCGCTGACACGGGAACGCGCCATCCAGGATCTGGTTGGCCGCGACGGCACGGACCGGCGGCGACTGATGGCTGCTGGCGCCGGCGTGAAAGGCTTGCGCATCGTGCCGCTGTGGGCGGCGGATCCGATTCGCGCCTCCAGCGACGCGGATCATCCTCACGCAACCCAGAGATCGCGGTCGATGTTGGCGTTCCGGATGAGCTGCGTTGGATCGACCGAGCCCTGGCATCGATGGAGCGGCAGTACCCAATGCGCGCTCTGATCGTCCGGACCGAGTTCACGGTGTCGGCCAGTCAGGCGGTGAAGGCACGCATGGTCGCAGAGAAATACGACGGGAAACTGACGCTGCGGCAGTATCGCTACGAGCTGGGCCGTGGATTAGACTCCGTGCGCGGCGCCGCTGCCGCATAGAGGAGTTTCTTCCATGATGGACCTGTGGGCATTCGCTAAGGAAAATGGCAACGGCCTTTCGGGGGTCGGAGCGATGCTGGCGTGCATGGTCGCCGCCATTACGCTTCTTGCCCAGCGGAAGCACAACAAGTTGTCCGTTCGGCCATTGCCCGCTATTGAGTTTCAGGATCTTGAAGAGGGAACGGTTGTTGCGCTTCACAATCATGGCACTGGACCGTTGATAATTGAGCGGCTTGTTATCACCAATTACGGGCAGGAAGTGGGCAGCGTGCTTATTGACCTGATGCCTTCGCCACTCAACGATTGGGAGTACTTCGTCGGCGAGATGGATGGCCGATCGATTCCAGTGGGAGGCAAGGTGGATCTAATCAGCTATAAGGCCGACGAAGAGTTGGGCGGCGCGGATATTGAATCGCTACGTAAGGCACTAGCACCACTGACCATTCATATCGTCTACCGGGATGTGTACGGCGGTCGCCACCCGGCCTATCTTCGATCGTTGAGGTGGTTTGCGCGGCTGAGTTGACAGTGACGTAATTGATCTGCATCATTCTGCCACTGTCAAGAATTGTCCCTGAAGCCCTGGCCTAGCGCCGGGGCTTCTGCGTTTCCGGGACCCAAACACCGATCAACCACCGCGCCGAAACCCCCTCCGCTCGCCGTGAGGCGATTGGGGCTGGCTTCTACGCAACCGGGCGGTTTGCATCCCTGGCGCTACGGCGCGGGGAAACGCCTAGGCAGCGGTGGTGATCGGCCCTCTACGCCCGTAGTGCCCAGGCGCCGGAGGTGGTGTTCGCCACCCTGGAGCTGGGGCAGACCGTGTGGGCTGGCTGGACAGCGAAGTACGCCATGCGCATGGAGCACGGCTTCCAGGGCGAAGACAGCCTGGGTAGAACCTATGCCCAGGCCGGCAAGGGCTTTGCGCGGGCGGCGGCACAGCGCTGGGACTTCATCGTGGCGGAGGTCACCGCCGACGTGAAAGGACGGATGGGATGAGCGACACCGCGATCTATGACGCATTCGCCACGCTGGTGGGGCAGTTCGCTGCTGCCCAGAGGCTGGACTGTTCCTACCCGGGGCAGGGGTTCAAGCCGCCCACAGGCAATGGCGCTCGTTGGCTGGAGCTGCAGTGGTTCCCCAACCGGACCGAGAATTACGGCATCGAAGACGATGGACCGTCCCTGATGCAGGGGTTCGGCCAGCTGTCGGCCTGCTACCGGCCGGGGCAAGTGATCATGGTCGGTACCGCGATCACGGACCAGATCATCGCTGCCTTCGCCAAAGGCACGACCTTCGCCGGCATGCGAGTGGAGCGGAAGCCCTGGACGTCCAGCATCATCCAGGATCCGGAGCGGGTCATGCACCCGGTCACCATCCCATGGCGGGGATCCTTCAGTTAGGCTGATATGATCCGAGCGACCACAACGGGGGTGTCGACGTGAGCTTGATTGAGAGTATCTGTGACGAGCTGGATTTGATTAGCCTGGAGGGTTGTGCGCCGGCGGACTTGGGGGTGCTCCAGAGCGGGCTGAATCTCCTCGAGGCTCTAGTCAAGTATTACTCGGCTGGTGAGTACATTAGCCCGCGCGAAGCGTCGGGAGTATTCCACTTGATGAATCTTCTAAGGGCAGCTGTAAACGATTCACGTCGAAAGAACATGTTTGAGCTGGAGCGGCAGGCGTTTGCGGCTCTCGGTGAATTGGACGATGCGGCTGAGGAAGACAGTGTGGCCGTCGAGGAAATTCTGGGTCAGCTTGAGCAGGTCGTCCGCGATGCCGTATGGGCGTTCAAGGATGAGGGCAGGTTGTTCGCTGACCGCCATCAACCGTCGGACCCAACGGTCAAGGCGCTGACCGCCTAGTAGAGAAGGAACGAGCATGCGTACAAGGCAGCCCAACCTGCATCTGGTCAGCAGCAACGAGATCCCCAACGAGGGTGAGCTGCAGGCCATGCGCGATGCCATCACCCGCATGAAGCGGAACCGGCAGCTGCTGGACGAGTTCTGCGCCGAGCAGGCGCGATTCGTCCGCGCTGAGTACTTGGCCTACGTAGAGGCGGGATTCACGCGGCCGCAGGCCATGCAGCTGGTGGCGGCGAAGCTGAGCCCTGCGAAGAAGTAATCGAAATGACCCAGTACACATGGAGCGTGCTTAGTTTCTTCCTTGGTCTGATCCTTGGTCACTGGTTGGCATTGGGCCGAGACAAGCGCAAGGAGTTCAACGAGCTGAGTGCACCACTGCGCTCGTGGGTTGTTCGGCAAATCGCAAGACCAGAGGACTTTTTGCAGCGACCTCTCCCGACGACGTCAGAGATCGATGCCCTTGCACGCAGGCTGTCCAGACGCAGACGTAAGCGCCTGGTCGCGACGTGGATTGAAATGAGCGAGGCGTATCGGAGCAACTTGACGCGAGATCCGTTGGGGGGGGAGTCCTTCCGACGGTCAGATCCTGGACTTGATGCCCTTAGAAGGCTCGAAAAGATGTTGCGTCCTCGCTAACCGACATAAGTCCCTTCCAGGGCCTGCCCACCAGCGGGCCTTTCTGTTTTTCAACGACCCGCCCCGTGGCGGGTTTTTTTACGCCCATCGCGAGGAGATACGGCTATGGCCGCTGAGGCAAAAACCAATGCAGGTTCGAAGCTCTACATCTGCGCCACCCCCAAGAATGCCGACCTGACCGAAACCGAGTTCGCGGCCCTGACCTTCGTCCAGGTGGAGAAGGTCGGCAGCATCGGCGAGCGCGGCATCAACACCAACATCGTGCAGTACGACACGCTGGACACGTTGGTTGCCCTGAAGGGCAAGGGCATCACCAACGCCGGCGACCCGCAGGTGGAGGTGGCCGAGGACCTGACCGACCCCGGCCAGGTGGCCCTGCGCGCTGCGGGCGCCCCCAACGTGCCGGACGCCTATGCGTTCAAGGTGGAACGGGCCGACGGGTCGGTCGAGTACCTGCGCGGTCTGGTGACCGGTCCCAACGTGCCCGGTGGCCGCAATGAGGACTTCATCCTCAACACCTTCACGCTGGCGCTGAACCAGGCGCCGATCACGGTGTCAGGTCCTGTTGCTCCCTAGGGCAGGGTGCTTGGCAGTCTCACTAAGGAGCTTCAATGCTCCTTCTCCCACCTACTACCTGGGAGGTGTCTCAGGAACTAGAATCTCCCCCAGAGTCTATTGGGGGGATTCATGTCCAGCGAAGACAGTGGCGCAATTGCCGAACTGAAAGAACAAGTAAAGAGCGCAGTATCAACTAGGCTCAATAGTCCATTTGTAGGGGCGTTTGTATTTAGCTGGCTGGCTTGGAATCATAGAGTTCTTTTTGTTCTATTTTCAGATATGAAGGTGGGGAAGCGGTTCGAATTCATTGATTATGAGATGTACCCTACGGCGTCGCAGTTTCTTATATTCAATATTGCGCTGCCATTCTTGTCTTCCGTCATCTACATAGTTGGCGTTCCTTGGGTGACGGAATGGGCGCACAAGTATGGGTTGTGGATGAAAAGGCGGCTGCTTACTGCTGAGCTTAAATCGCAAGACCGTACTGTCATGACGGAAGACCAAGCCGCAGATCTACGCGCCTACGCTCGAAAGAAGCACTATGAAACAAAGGAGGCGAAGAAGAGTCTTGCGGTTGCAAAGGCTGAGAATCGTAGGTTGGCCGCCATGCATGCGTTCTCTGCTGGGCTAGGAGAAGGGACGAAGATTGACGCTTTAAAGGCGTTCTTGACAAGTTATCGATTTTCAACCAAGCAGCGGGTGACAAGCGCCGCTGAACTCTCGAGCCATACTTTCGATTCGGAGGGTCAGGTGCAAAGTGACAGCAATGGCTTAAGACTGGCAGCGGAAGATTGGGAACTCACTAGTGACGGGCTGAAACTGCGTGACGGGGCGGGAGAGCTATTGGTAACTTTTAGCTTCGAGCCGAAGAGGGGCGTCTTCCAGGGGAGTATCCACGATGGATCGTACGTACTGATACCAGCCGAGCCGTTGTAGAGCGTTCGTTACGCTGATGATCCTTTGCGCAACCGTTGTCAATGAACCCGCCGATAGGCGGGTTTTTTTATGGAGTGATTTATGACCGAGCTGACCAACATCGTGGCGGCAGAGCGCCGCCTGGACATCCTCCACCCTGCCAACCAGGAGCCTGTCGGCCTGGTGCTGATCCTGCTGCCCGACAGCCAACGGCCTGATGAACAGCGCACTCGGCGGCTGGGAAGATGCCTGGGTGCGGTTCGCTCAGACCGGAAAGCTGTCGTTCCGTGACATGGCTAACGCCATCATCGCGGACCTGGCACGCATCGCTGCAAAGCAGGCGGCCGTGGGCGTCATCAATGCGGTGGCCGGCGCTTGGGGCGGCGGCGTGACCGCAGCGGGTAATGCAGCAGCGACCACCCGAACGCGTCTGCCGCCGCCTCTGACGCCGACCGTGTCATGTGCGAGGCCAGCGGCCTCCCGTGGCACATCGTGAGCGTGGGGCAGTGCGTCGGGGCTGATCCTGAGTGCGGCGACCTCCAGACCATCGAGCCCTGTGGTTACGAGGCGCCGCTGGTGATGCTCCTGATTCCGCAGCACAACGTACTGCTGGCTACCAGAGGCGGAGCCCAGTTTTTCCTGAAGATCTACGAGCTGGTCCTGCAAGCCAGCTTCCGTGCGGATTTCTCCATTGAAAAGCTGTCCGCCGAGATGGGATCAGTAATGGACCAGCTGTGGCCGAAGTACGAGAGGGCGGCGGCGGAGGCTGACCTACCAATCGAACAACTGGGGACCGAGATCATCCTGGGCGGTTGGTCGTCGGGAAGTGGCCGGATGATGGCCACTGCCTATGCCAAGAGCGACAGTCGGCGCGCAACCACGGCCCAGCCGATTGGTGGCCAGTTCGCGTCACCAGGTGATCCACTCAAGGGCGTCGCGCCCAGCATGCTGCAGGTCGATCTGATGACGGCTGGGCGGCTCCAGGCCAACTACCTCAATGAGCAGATGGGCCGGCAAGTGGCCGGTGGCCGTCTGCTGATCGGGTTCTTGCAGCAGGGCCAGGCGGTCGTGAAGGACCTAGGGCCGATCTGACGATTAGGGCCAGGGAGCTGGACGAATCGGCCGCACATGGCCGGAGGGTAGGGCGTCGACCGTGCCGGGGGCGTGTAGGTAAACCTATCCCGAAATGGAGGCGCCTGAGCGCCTCCGTGCCTGCTCAGGCCCTACTTTATCAGGCCTTCCGAATAGCCACGCATGATGATGTACGGCTTCATGAGTGGGCTTACGAACCTGTATCTCAATCGTCTCGCAACACCGACTCGTTCCAGAATGCCACCTCGAATGTCTTCGCTGAACTGCTTTAGGTGGCTTGAGAAATTCGGGATGTCGAGTGATCGACCGGTGATATCGCGAAGAGGGCCGCGCACCGAGGCCGCAGCGAAATACCCCATGTCATCGATTTCTGCGAGTGCACACGCGAGTAGGACTTCCTTATAAATGTTGCCTGGCTGGGCACTCTTTACGGCATCGTAGTAAGCAGTACGAATCGACTGATTCCACTGTTCCAGCGACTTTTTGATACCTTCATCAACATGAAAGCGCTGCACATGCATTGATCTGGCCGTTAGTGCAGATCGCGCACTGTAGAGCGCAAGCAGGTGTGCAATGTAGGGCACGCCTTGTGCGAGATGGACAAGGTGACTCTTCCCGCCTGGATCGATGGTCATCCCTAGGCGGGTCATCCCGTTGTCCACAATCAATGCAATCTCTTCGCTCGACATGCGCGGCATTGGAATCTGGACGAGCGCGCGTTCGATAGAGAGATGACCGGCAACGAGATCACCGACTGAGTCGGCGACGCCGATTAGCAGCATTGAGGCGTTAACACCGAAATCCGATAGGCCCTTGATCGTGTCCGAAATAAGGGTGCTTGTGGCAGAGTCTGGGTTTAGACGATCAAATTCATCAAGAACGATGAGAACGTTTGCCTGAGCGCCCAAGTGCGCCAGAGTTCTCCGCACATCGTCAGGAGTGATGCTGGCGGGCAAAGATGCTTCCAGTGGGGTCACCGTGGTCTTCAGCTCGGGTCTGAAGCCTGGTCCTGGTGCCTTCTGCGTGTAGGTTATTTCGCGGAATGCCTTACGCCAGATCGAGTCGAACGTGTCTTGGGCGTCGCAGTTGACCTTCGACACGATGTAGCCATTACCCTGCATCACTTGGATCAAGATGTTCGAAAGTGATGTCTTGCCTACGCCGCGCTCGCCGAATAGCACCGCGTGATATCCGCGTTGGGAGACAGCGTCCATGATCTTTGAGAGCTGGTCGAGTCGTCCGGCGAAGAGATCCAGTGCGTTCACCGGTGAGCCAGGCGTGAATACTTGGCCGGCACGCACCTTGATCGTGTCGAAATTGAGTTCGTCCTGCATCTGCCGTCTCTTGTCCTTATCCGATTGACAAAAGGTATTGCCTAAAGATCAATTGAGTCAAGAATTTTATTGAATGTTCCAAGTATCGGCCTGATTGCTGCAAGTTTGCTGCAATCTCAGGATGTGCGACCGCCGGGCGTATCCTTCCCGCCATGCTTCCATCCCGCGGCTACCAAGGCTTCCGCACCGCCCCGATCCCCGCTGGCTGGGTCCAGTTGGGGGAGAGCTGGGTGCTGTGGTGGAGCGGGCGACAGATCGCCAACGTAAGCCGCGGCGAGGATGGCGCTGTGCGGGTGCACCTGGATGCCCGCAAGATGTGGCAGATCAAGGACGTCCCGGCGGCCAGTACCAGTCAGGGCAAACGCTATGCCGAGCGGTGGTGCGCGGCCAGGCTCTACCCGGAGATGCGCCTGCGCGCCGCTGTGGCCCGGCTGCTGGACACGACACCATCAGCACCACTCGACCCACTGCCCGGCCTGCCGCCCCCCTGGAGCAGCAGCAACAGGCCAGGCGCCTGGCCGAGGCTGGGGCGAAGGAGGTCGAGCGGATCAAGGCAGCACTCGAACCGCGCAAGCCGCCGGCAGAGACAAAGCCCTGCCCGAAGGACGCCCGCAAGGTGTGGCTTAGGGCAGGGCTGCAGCAGATGCGCCGCGGCGTGTAGACGTCAAGCAACCCGCAGCTGCACCACGTTGCCGTCGCGCAGCCGGTCCAGGTAGTCCGCCCATTCCTGCATCATCCGGATCCGCTCATCGAGATGAGTCGTGCGGTTGTAGGCGCGTCCATTTGGGTCGCGCACGGCGTGCGCCAGCTGGTGCTCGATGATGTCCGGACGGAACCCGAGTACTTCGTCCAGCAGCGTGCGCGCGGTTGCACGGAAGCCGTGGCCGGTCACGGTGTCCTTGTCGAACCCCATGGCGCGCAGGGCGGCCAGCACCGCCACCTCCGACATTGGCCGATCCTTCTTGCCCCGGGCGGGGAACACGTACTTTCCTGACTCGGTGTATGGCTTCAGCTCGCGCAGGATCTCAACCGCCTGGCGCGCCAGCGGCACGATGTGAGGCTGCCGCATCTTCATGCGTGCTGCCGGAATCGCCCACAAGCCGGCATCAAGATCCATCTCTGTCCATTCGGCCTGCCGCAGCTCCCCTGAACGCACGAAGACCAAAGGCGCCAGCTTGAGCGCCGTGCTGACGATACCGGCGCCACGGTAGGCGTGCAGGGCGCGCAGCAGGCCGCCGAGCTGGACCGGATCCACCACCGCAGCGTGGTTCCGTTCTGGGGGTGGTACCAGAGCGCCGCGCAGGTCCGCAACCGGGTTCCGCTCGGCTCGGTCGGTCGCAACCGCGTATCGCATGACCTGGCCGCAGTTCTGCATAACACGGTGCGCGGACTCGAACGCCTGGCGCTCCTCCATCTTCCGGGCGATCTTCAGGAAGTCGGAGGCCTTCAGGTCTGCAGCGCGCAGCTTCCCGATGTGGGGGAAGACATCATTCTCGAACCAAGCCTGGACCTTCTTGCTGTACGTCGGCACCCAAGGGCGGGCTGTCAGCCACTCCCGGGCAATCGCCTCGAAGCTGGAAGCAGCATCCACGACGGCAGCAGTAGCGGCAGCCTTCTTCTGCTCGCCGGGGTCCACTCCGCCGCGCAGCAGGCGCCGGGCATCGTCGCGTGCATCCCTGGCGTTGGCCAAGCTCACGTCTGGATACAGGCCCAGTGCGAGCACCTTCTCCTTGCCGCCGAAGCGGTACTTCCAACGCCAGCTCTTGGCGCCGGCCACAGTGACGTAGAGGTAGAGGCCACCAGCATCGGACAACTTCTGCGGCTTGTCGGCTGGCTTCGCGCGGCGGATCGCGACGTCGGTCAGGGCCATGGGGGTATCGGCTTTTCGTGGGCGGTGCGATACCCCTAGATATACCCCCCAACGTCTCATAGCCTGCAACGGAACGGCATGGACAAGGGTGGAAAACGAAAAAGCCGGAGCCCCTTATTTGACGAGGGATTCCGGCTTTTCGTGGACCCTTGCGGACCCGGTATTGGTGGGGTGGGCTCTACAGAAAATGGAGCGCAAGTGGCTGATTTGCGTAGAAATTTGAAGGGCAGGCTTCCGTTGTTACCGCCAAAGTTACCGCCAACGAATGCCGACTAGGCTCGCCTGGCGATGACCTCGGCCACCCATCGGTCAACCTCGGTGGACACCCAGCGGGTTGTCCGCTCCGACAGCTTGACCGGCTTTGGGAACGTGCCTGCGCGGGTACGTTCCCATACGGTGCTCTCGCCTAGTCCGACGATCTGGCAGACCTCGGCAATGGGCAAGAAGCGAACGGGAGTGGCAGCGTTGGTGTTTTGGTCGTGCATGGCTTCTCCAAACGACAAAGCCCGCGCAGCGGGGCGACCGCTGGCGGGCTGTGGTGGTGGTTGATGGTGGAGGTGGCGCGCGCTTCTCCCGCGCCTTGGCGGTACGGAGGGGCAGGCTTGCAAGCACCGTGGGGTGGGGTGGCTGCTGGCCTCAGCGTGCCGCTAATAGGCGGAGGGGCCGCCGGGGGGTGATAGCGAGGTTCCGAGTAGTTATATACCGTCTCGAAAATTTGCGGCAAACGTTTCGACTCGACCCACGGGCGGTCTAGCCCTACGGACCGCTCTCGTCTGCATCGGTCCCGTCCGGTCGGTCCGGTAGCTCCCGGAGTGCCGCATCGGCAATGTTGCGTACACCGGTCATGTTGTTGAACCACCAGATTCGCCAGAGGTCCCGCGCCTGCCGTTCGGTGACGTGTTGGTCAGGGTCGAGGAGTGCCCCAGCGATCCGACCGCTCCCGTAGACCTTGTTCAGGAGGTCGATGGACGGGATGCCCATGACGCCGTTCTCTAGGCCGGTCGAGCGGTTACCGCTGAACACGGGGGCGTTGCCCAGCGTGTCGGCCCATACCATATCCGTCACGGCCGGTACGATGTTCGACCAACTGGATTGCGCAACGGCGTTCCGGGCAAAGTTCTCAGGGGTGAGCTGCTTCTTCCTCTGCTCCTCGTTGCCGATGGTGTTGATGTACGTCCGCGCTGCCCATCCCATGCCAGCAGCGGCGGCGGACAGGGTGACCATCGCGTAGGTGCGCCAGTCGTCGTAGTGGTGGACCGAGTTCAGGAAGTGGCGGGTGTAGCTGTTGACCATGAAGCTGCGGAACTGCGTGACGATGCGGCCGGTGGTGGAGTGCATCAGCTCGATGCTGTCCGAGGCGTCACCTTCGAGAACCTGGTGTCGCGTCACGCGGAACAGGAATGCCGCCATGCGCTCGCGCGTCTGGAACGGCAGCTTGTCCGGGTCGATCTGCTCGATCTGCCGCTTGCCTTTGAGGTAGCCGAACACGTCGGCCTGGGCCTTCTCGTCGAGGCCCCAGGTGCGCAGGCGGGCCACTTCGGCGTCCGACAGCTTCTTGGCGTTCGCCATGTCCAGCAGCCGCAGCAGCGTGGCGCGACCGGCAATGCGTTGGAGCATCGTGTTGATCGGGGCCATGCCGGATGCGACCGAGGTGACGTGCGTCGCCATGTTCATCGCGTTGTCGATCTTCTCGCCGTGCTTGACGTTGAACGTCTGCGGCACGAGCGCGTCCTCGTCCAGGCGCAGGAACGGTGGGTTGCGCAGCCAGTCGGTGCCGGGTGCGAACAGTCGCTCCATCACGCGCGCCTCCTGCGAGGACAGCTTGCCGTCAGCACCGCGCTTTAGGAAGGACTTCACGGCAAACCCAGACCGGACAAAGTTGCGGACGCCGCCATGAGCTACAGCCGGGCCTAGCTCTGCAAAGAGCGAGAATCCCACCTGGTTCATTACGCGGGCGAAGTTGTAGTTGCGCAGGAACCTGGCATATCTAGCTCCACTGCTGGCAGGGTCAAGCTCCGTGCTGCGGCCGAAGGTGGACTTGATGCCGATGTCGATGATTCGCTCGATGCCCTTCACGTCGTCCCCGGACTTGCGGGCATCCACGGTGAGCTTCGACACGAAGCGGTCCAGCTGTGCGCGGTTCTTGATGCCAGCCTTCGACGACAGCGCCGACCAGCCAGTGATCTCACGCATGTAGCGGGTCATCACCGAGTCCACGTCGTTGTCGAACAGGTCCGCCATCGAGACCTGCACGTCCTCGCCAGCCTCGTTGCGGATGGTGGTGGAGTAGGTCTCGTCGAGGTCGATGCGCTTCTTGGCGCGGTCGAGCTTGCCCGACTCGTAGGTCTTGCGCTCCAGCTTGGACAGCAGCTCTTGCGACCGCACGGGCCAGACGCCCGCCTCGGTCAGCATGTTGCCGATCTCCTCGACCGAATCGCTGTCCAGCGGGCGGACCAGCAGGTCCATGCCGTCGCCCTCGAAGTTCGCTTGGGCGCGCTTGAGATAGGAGCGTGCAACCGCACCGAGCAGCTCGTCGTCGATCTCGCCACCTTGGTCGGCAGCGGCGTCCCAGGCACGTCGCATGGCAGGCTTGATGAGCTGCTCGATCACGTCGTCCTGGTGAAGCTGCATTTCGCCGAACAGGCGCTTGAAGCCCTTGCCGCTCCAATAGCGCGGTAGGTAGTTGCCGTTCTGCGCCAGCTCCGCAAAGCCTTCAAGACCACTCTCCTTCGCCAGTCGCAGCGCGTCTTGCATAGCCTTGGCAACGGCCGCTGCGGCGGTCCTCGCTTCATAAGACACGTCCGGCGCGCCGCGCACGGCACGGCCGACCTCCTCGTTGAACTTGGCGCGCTCGGAGAAGTTCCACCAATGCGTGCCCGTCCGTTGCTTGTAGGCGCCCCACGCGGCGTTCACTCCGCTCCGCCATTCCGTCTCCATGACGGCCAGGTGGCGCTTGGCGAACTCGCTGGTGGACTCCGGGACCGCGACGGAGCGATCGGTGTACCCGACACCATCGCGGAACAGCAGACGGCCCGCCTCGCGCACCAGCGGCGACTTGGCGCTACCCATGCGGGCGGCAAGGTCGCGGCGGATGGCGGCGAAGTGGGGCGTGATGTGCGCGTTGACCAGCGCCTTGTCGGTGAACTCCTGCTCGAATGCGCTCTCGTTTCGCAGCGGGAGGACGCCGGGCGTGGGGTCGTTGGCGACGGTGCCAGCCACGCGGGCGGCGGACAGCGAGTCGTCACCAGCCAGCCGCTTCACCACGTCAGGGTTTACCTCGCCGTCGTAGAACGCGCCTCGACGAGCGCCCAGGGCACCAGCGAAGGCGAAGGACAGCGCGGCGCTCTGCACGCCATCCGCGAGCGTCTGCTCGGGGTCGTAGGTGGAGGTTGCGGCCGACATCAGCGCGGAGGTGCCCGCAGCCTGTAGACCGGAGCGCACCGCGTTGGCGAGGCGTCCGGCCTTGGCTGCGTACCCCAGGCCGCCCGTGGCGAGATCGAGGCCGGTTGCCACCGGGTCGGTGAAGCCGAGGGCGATCTGTCCGCCCAGGCCGAACTGCGCCAGGTCGTCGTCCGCCATCTGATTCATAAAGGCCACGGATTCCAGATAGGAGAGGTGCTCGTCGGACGTGGCCCGGCCGAACAGCTCCCACTGCTCCGGGCGCAGGCCCATCGACTCCCAGCGCTTGCGCGCGTCTGCGGGAATGCGATAGCCCTGCTGCGGCTCGTAGCCCAGCTCGGTGATGAAGCGGTCGATGAAGCCGATGCCGCCCTTTGCCTGGGCAGCGCCCCATCCGTCCCACACGGTCGTCTGATCCTTCCGGCGCTGCGCGGCCTCTCGCTGCTCCTTGCGCTCGCGCACGGCTTGCACGATGGGCTGCTGGGTTGCGGGCCTGACGGTGTTCTCGTCGGCACCTGGGAGGTTCTCAAACAAGTTCAGCTCCTTCAAAAAAGATTCGAGCACGGCAAAGCCGCCGAGACCTGCCGGTCGCGGCGCATTGACGTAAAGGGGTTGAGAGGGGCGACTATCGCTGCTCGACGTGTGGCAGCAGCGACAGGGTCGTGAGGGACACGCTCAGAGAGACGGCACGCAACTGCGGGCGTGCATGGGTGTAGGCCGTAGAAGCCGCATGGAGCGCGCTAGTTGCGCCAGAAGCCTCGTACAAGGGGGTGTCCGGTACAACCCTAGCGGCGGGGATGCGGTCGGGCTTCCATCGCGTTCTGGCGGCTTTTGGATTCACCGCCGCAGTGGCACCAAAGGAGGACAGACGAACACCCCAGGAGTGCATAGGAGGACTGTAGTTCTACTTGGTGGTGAATACCAATGAATAGAACTCTACAGTCCCACTACAGTAATACTTAGGTCTTAACTATGATACCACGCGTGTCAAGAGACTAAGGGACGGTCCATGCTGGTCGAAATCCTCCAGGTCATCCAGCTACTTACTGCGGCTGCAACCTTCCTGCTACTGCTCTACGGGATTGACTCCTGGCGTCGGGAACATCTTGGTCGTCGGCGGATGGATATGGCCGAGGAAGCGCTCGCGCTGTTCTACGAGGCAAAAGACCACATTGAAAGCATCCGATTTTCCGGCAGCCTTGGGTATGAGTACGAAGGAGTGACCCAAGCGGAGGGCGAGAGCGACGACAGTTTCGCCGCGAGAAAGCAGGCGTCCATTGTCTACACACGCTATGAGAGTCGAAAGGAGACCTTCGTAAAGCTGTACGCGATGCGCTACAGGTTTATGGCGGCGTTCGGCCCGGAGAGCGGCAAGCCCTTTGATGAGATGTCCCGCATCTCCAACGAGATCAAGTCCGCCGCTTGGTCCTTAGCTCGTATGTGGTCGCAAAAGACCTTCGTCAACGAGCAGGCGTACAGGCAGCACGAGGCCATTCGGCTACGTCACGAAGCGGTCTTTTGGGATAGTCAAGACGAGGACGACCCGATCAATCCGCAGGTGAAACAGGTCATCGCTGACATCGAGGGCATCTGTCGGCCTATCATTGAGTCGCAAAGCACGCTCTACGGCTTGCTTAACTGGCGCGCGTTCGGGCGCAAATAGGGTCGCCATCAAGATTGAGAGATGGCGGCCTTGCTTGGGAGCGCTCGGTATCCTGTCGGGCATTGGCGAGGTGCAGTGCTAATGCCTCAGCAGCAGTGCGTTTATCCGCCCATGGTGCGACCAGTTGGAGATTCTCCGGCAGCAGGTTGAGGGAATTGCCATCCACATAGCACACGCGGTAGCCGCTCGGTCGGCCCAGCAGAAGGCGTGCCAGCGGGGTGTGTGAACCGCTCCCGGGGATGGTCGCTACGACGTAGCGGTGTCCCTGGCCGTCGCTGCTCATGTAGACGCTTCCGGTAAGGCCGTAGCGGCGCTTGGCGTTGTCCCATACGACCGCCTCGGTGACTGTTGGAGTGTCGCTGCCGTGGACCTGCAACTGGACCAGGTGGCGGCCGTCATGATCCGTGAAGTAGTACGGGGGTGGTGTCTGCTTCTTCATAGTCTGCTTCTTCTGTCCCTGACGAAAGCGCACGGCAAAGCCGCCGAGGCCCGAAGGCCCAGCACTCGCAGGGTCAATTGGTGGTGGTGAGGAGGTCGGAGAGGGCGGGGCTGAGCGTATTGTGGGGATCAGCGTCGCTCGCCGTTCTCCCGATGATGACTACTAAATCCAGGGCCGCCTATGGAGGGCTGGGGCGGACCGTTGCGGTCCGTACCCCGATGATGACCATTAAACCCGTGACTCAGTCACGTACTGCGCCGTACAGGGCAACCACCTAAGGGGGAATGCCACAGCCGGAGGCGATGCGAGTTAGCGGCGTGGCATTGGGTAGTGGATCAGCTTCACCTTAGCGACCGGTGGCGTTGTGTATTTCACCGAAGCACCGTCCCCGGTATAGCTCACTCGGGCTCCTATGACCTTAAATCGGCCGGACGGCCATTCCGTGAGGAGACTACCGGTCAATCCAGAATCCAGCCGAGTCTCCGAGCTGTCGGTGTCAATGAGGCGATACTCGTAAAATGACTCGCCGAAGCTGTAGGCGGGTAGCCGGGCCGAAGCACTCACAGCCTTCTGAAAGTTGGGGCACGAAGTGTCTGCCTTTGGGGACACTGTGCGCGACAGGCATGAGAGAAAATGGGTCAACGCCTTGTCCGTCTCGACAATCATGTGTATCGCAATCCAAGCCAGGCTGGGCAAGGAATAGACCGGCTGGACGGCATGCACAACGGGATGTGGACCTATTGCTCCATCTTCGGTAATCCCCTCCAGAAAGAAACCATGAAGTGAGATTGGGTGGTAGGGAAATGAGATTTCGGCAGTGTAGAGACGAGCGCGCGCGTGCTCGTGCTTGGCCTTGTTCGCCATGAGGTTTAGCAAGTTGGCTGACCCCTTAATCGTGCTCCGGAAAAACTTGGCCCGCTCATCCCGCGCAGCCTCTTCCTTGGTAGCAAAGTAGTTGCTGACGATTGTCTTTAGGTCGTCGTCATATTCCGCAGCTGCGTAGGTCAATGCTTCCAATGCGTCTGAGGTGGCAGCCCAGGTATCGTTGCCAGAGCCAGGCTTAGAGAGCCCCTCGTAGTCAAGCCTTAGCATTGCTTCAACCATTGTGGCGTAGCGACTGATGCGCTCACAGAGGCGTGAAGTCGCATGATTGTAGAGACCGCGCGGGTGTCGCCCACCCCGGCTAGCGTGATGGCTAAGGGAGTCCGCGGTCGCGTCGATAGCCGCGCCGGAACTCAGCGCGCAAAGAGCGGTCGGTGAGAGACTAATGCGCAAGAGAGTGCTCGCTGTTCGATTTGCATATATTCAAGCAGATGAAGGGCTGCTGGTGCGGTTCCCCTTCTCATTTGCGGGGCGCAGGACGGTCTTGCAGTGCGTGTACCTACGGAGCGGAGGGCCGTTGTGCAGGTCCGTGGACGAGGAAGTCGCGCCAGAGGTCGAGATACCGTTGTGGTAGAAGGCCACCGAGTTGTCCCGCAGGCCGACCACGAGGATCGTGTACTTGCCTTCGGTCAGCTCGTCGAATCCCTCAGACAGCTCGCGCAAGGCTCGCTGGATGTGGGAAGTTGTGCCCGCGCCGAACAACACCAAGTCGCGGCCCGTCTCAGGCTACCGCACCCCGTCCGACGAAAACCGTCGGGGGGGTGTGGGGAGGGTTGCCCTGCGTTGTTTGCCCAGAGTGGCTACCGATCCTCTCGGCTAAGACGCTAGTCGCGCCCGTCGGGCGCTTCCCGGCTGCCGCCTTGCTTCCTGCCTGCATTGATAAAAAACGCCGCCAGTGCCCCTAGGCCCCATAGGGCCGACAGCGGCAGCGCCCAACTATGCCCGCGACCGTATGCCCACAGCCCGAGAAGCGGGTTGATGGGGGTCACTCCTGCCACGAGAAAGGCAACTAGTAGATTTGCCCTCATGGCTCATGCCGCCAGCAGATTCGCCGTAGGGTACCAACCATGCGCGCAGTGGCGGTTTCCATGTGTCTCCTTACAGGCCGGACTTGGTGACCATAGCCGTCGCCCACACCAGCGCAAAGGCCACCGCGATGGGATACCAGCGGGTGCGCACCATCAGTTGCTCGTGGAAGTGAAGGATTCGACGAAAAGGCTTCGGGGGCGGCATGGGTATCCCTGGCTGCTTCACTCGTTGGCAATTCGTCCCGCTTACGCAGTTGATCCCGCAAGTGGGATTAAGTTCTTTCGTGTCAGTAAGTTAAGTCTAGCGGAGGGGGTTGCTACAAGCCATCCCTGTGGTGCCATCCTCCCATCGGGGGCCAGCGAAAAAGACAGATAGAGCCGCCCGTAGACATAAACGTTAGGAGCCGACATCGTGGATATTCTGTATAGCGTGGACTTTCGCCTTCCTTTTACTCCTTGGACTTTGGCGCTCCTCCCGCCTGGGCCGGGGGAGGGTGGCTTCTGGATAGCCAGGCGGTCCGACCGCTGCACAGTTGTCGGCCTTGGTCGTGTACTGCTCTACATCGAACGTCGCGGCAGGACGCCGCTTCTGCGCTACTGCGGGTAGTGGTTCACCGGGGCCGGACAGCTCGGGGTTCGCCACTGGCTGTCTGGGCTGTCGGTTCTGCTACAGCTTCGCGCGTTGGCGGTCCGCCGCGACTGCCGACGCCGTCCGCCAACCGGCTTGGCCGGCCATTGGTGCGGATAGGTCACGCAGCGCGGCCCTCGGGATAGGGCTTCTAAGCGGCCTTCGGCTTGAACGGGACGACTACATTTCCCGTGTCAGCGCGCAGGGCGTCCAGATAGTCCGCCCACGCCTGCATCATCTTTCGGCGCTCGGGAAGGTGGCTTGTCCGATTGTAGGCGCGCCCATTCGGATCGCGGATGGCGTGGGCCAGCTGATGCTCGATCAAGTCCGGCCGCCACCCCAGCACTTCGTCCAACAGCGTGCGCGCAGTGGCACGGAAGCCGTGGGCCGTCATGGTTTCCTTGTCGAAACCCATGCGGCGCAGCGCGGCGGTGAGCGCGTTATCGCTCAACGGTCGCTTGGGCGAACGGCCACCGGGGAACACGTATTGGCGATGGCCCGTCAGCGGTTGCAGGTCGCGAAGGATCGCTACAGCCTGCGAGGACAGCGGAACGAGGTGCGGCTCGCGCATCTTCATCTTGTGCGCGGGGATGTTCCACTCGCCTGCATCCAAGTCGATCTCCGACCACTCGGCATGGCGTAGTTCGCCTGGACGGACGAAAACCAGCGGCGCTAGTCGAAGGGCGGCACGGGTGCTCGCATCGCCAGCATAGGCGTCGATGGCCCGTAGCAGTCCGCCGAGTTCGCGTGGATTAGTGATGGCGGCATGGTGCCGTTCCATAGGAGGTGCCAGGGCACCCCTCAGGTCGGCCACCGGATTCCGGTCGGCCCGTCCCGTGGCGACCGCGTACCGCATGACCTGGCCGCAGTTTTGCATGATCCGGTGAGCTGACTCGATGGCTCCGCGTTCTTCAATGCGGCGGGCTACGCGCAGAAAATCGGGGGCCGCCAATTCCGCAACCGGACGCCCGCCAATCCACGGGAATACGTCGTTGTCCATCCAGGCGACGACCTTGCAGCGGTAGGATTCCACCCATTTCTGCTTGCCCAACCATTCGCGGGTCACCACCTCGAAGCTGTTGGCGGCCTTTTCCACTCCGGCGACCTTGGCGGCCTTCCGGTGTTCGCCTGGGTCGATGCCTGATGCCAGGAGCCGACGAGCCTCAGCTTGGCGGCCGCGTGCGTCGGCCAAGGAGACTTCGGGGTAGGTGCCCAAGCTGAGCGTGTTGCGCTTCCCGGTCACGGGTCGGCGGTAGTCCCACCGCCACCAACGCGAACCATCCGGGTTGAGCTGTACGTACAAGCCGCCGCCGTCCCGGAGCTTGGTCGGCTTGGGGCCGGGCTTGGCCTTGCGGATGGCGGTATCGGTGAGAGGGGCGACGGTACGCGGCAT